CGGTGGTCACGTGGTGCATCGGTCCTCATGGACAGGCGCAATGGTGCCTGCAGACGTTCCCTGATCCGCGTCCGCTGTTCGGGCTCGATCAGTTAGCGGCAAAGCCAAGTGCACCAGTGTTGATAGTCGAGGGCGAAAAGTGCGCGGCGATCGGTGCTGGCGCACTGCCCATGTATGGGGTATCGACTTGGGTGGGTGGCAGTCACGGCGTGAAGCATGCCGACTGGTCGCCATTGGAAGGGCGTGATGTGGTGCTTTGGCCGGATGCTATCGACGGCATTGGCGCGATGCTGGGCTACATCGATGGCAGCGGCTTGTTGCATGAAGGCGTTGCGCAGCTGGCTTATCGAGCCGGATGCGCCAGCCTGCGCGTGGTCGATGTAGCTGGAATGCCAAAGGGCTGGGATATCGCCGATGCGCTGGCAGACGGCTGGACGGCTAAACAATTGGCCACATGGGCGCGATCGCGCGTGCGGATGGTGGAAGTGGAACAGTCGCAGCGGGTGGCCAAATGAGCGCCCCGTCAAAGGTAGTGGTGCAGATTGGTCAGCGCCAGAAGAAAGGCAACGGTAGTGGTGGTCGCGGTGGATCAGGTGGTGGTGGGCATAGCGTACCTGGTGAGTGGTCGAGCGATCTGACACGCACGCAAGCCGGCAAGCCAGAATCGACCACGCACAACACGCTGCTGGTGATGGATAACGACCCCGCGCTCGATGGCCTGTTCAGCCTGGATGAGTTCGCCAACAAGGTGCGGTTAATGCGCGACGCATGCTGGGCGGGTGGTGAGCGCGATGAGTTCACCGATCAGGATGGTGTGGAGTTGGCCGGCTGGCTGGGAAGCCCGACGCGTTATCAGCTCAACGTGAAGAAAGACATGGTGATGGATTGCGTAGAGGCCATTGCCCGACGGTACAAAGTGCATCCAGTGCGCGAGTATCTATCGCAGTTGCGCTGGGATGGTACGCCGCGCATCGGCACGATGTTTCCGCGTCTGTTCAAGGCCGAGGACTGCAAGTATTCGGAGCAGGCGGCGTACTGTTTCATGGTGAGCGCCGTGGGTCGCATGCTCTGGGTTGATCCTGTGGTTCGCCACAACGGCGCACAAGTGGATTTCATGCTGGTGCTGGAGGGCAATCAGGGCATTCGCAAGACGTCCGCTGTGCGAGAGCTGTTTGGCGCGGAGTGGTATGCGGAGTCGATGGAGTCGCCCAGTAGCAAGGATTTCTATCAGAGCCTGCGTGGCCGCTGGTGCGTCGAGATTGGCGAAATGGACTCGTTCGGCAAGGCTGACGTGACCAAGGTCAAGCAGGCGATCACGTCGCGCTTCGATACCTATCGGCCGAGCTATGGCCGCGTCAGCCGGTCTTTCCGGCGCGAGTGCATTTTCGTCGGCACGACCAACGAAAATGAATACCTGAAAGATCCGTCAGGTGGGCGGCGCTTCCTGCCGGTCAAGGTATTCGCCGTCGATATCCCCAACATCGTTGCAGAGCGCGATCAGCTGTGGGCTGAGGCGGTCGCGCTATTCCGCCAAGGTTATGCCTGGTGGCAGCTACCGGATGACGCGGTGGAGCAGCAAGAGGATCGTTACGCTGAAGATAGCTGGCAGACCGTCATTCAAAAGTGGCTGGCCGGACGGGCGATGGACAGCAACTATCCGACACGCATTGCGCCAGCGGGCGATGGGCGGGCACTTGAGTGGTGCACAACCACTGAGCTACTGGGTTGGGCGTTAGGTATCGATGTGGGCAAGCACGACAAGCCAGCGCAGATGCGTGTCGCTGCGATCATGCGTCGGCTGAAGTGGTGGCACGATCGCGTCACCGTCAACGGCTACCGCGAGCGGCGATGGGTGCCATTGAGCCAGCCAGATGGGGATAGCCATGTTCCGTTCTGACCCGCGATGGCGCTGCGATCTGCCTGCCACTGCCCAACCTGCCCAACCTCTACCCGACCTCTGCCCAACCACTGCGGCGTTGCCCCGTATGGCATTGCCCAACCTACCCAACCTTTTTGGGTTTCTCGCGTATATGTGCAAGCAGCAACCAGCAGCATCCATCTTATGTATGTGTCATCAGGTTGGGCAGGTTGGGCAGGTTGGGTTAGGCCAGTTGCACCAATGGATTCGAGTGCCCAACCTCAAGCGGGAGGGGTTGGGCAGGTCGGGCAGCCGTGCGAGTTCAAAGGTACTCCCCAGCCGTTCGGGTTGCGGGTTGCACGGCCGCGAAAACGCGGTGGTGGGAGGGTTTGAACTTTGGTTCAACAGGGGCACTCCCGGTTCACTGACCCGGTTCACTGAGGTTGCGGCATGACGGAATTGAGCCAGAGCGAATATGCGGTGGCGCGCGGTTGGTCGGCTGCTTACGTGACGAAGCTCAAGCGACAGGGTCGATTGGTCATCACTGGAACTGGCAAGGTGAACGTGGAAGCCACCGACCGGCTGATCGCCGCCACGCGCGATCCTGCACGCGGCGGCGATCGTCGCCAATCGGAAGGCGAGGGTGCTGACATAGCGGCCGAGACCCACGCTAGCGCGAGCCGCGGCAAGGAGCCTATCGAATCGGGGGCGTACAAAGATGCAGCGACGCGTGAGCGCCTCGCCAAGGCGCGTCTGGCAGAACTGGAGCTGGCTGAGAAGGTCGGCCAGTTGGTCCGCCGTGCTGAGGTAGAAACCGCGATCTTCGGGCTGGCGCGACAGGCGATGGAGGCGCTCGACGCATTGCCTGACCGGCTGGCCTCGCAATGCGCTGCAGAGCCAGATGTGGATCGTGTGCATGCGTTGCTCACGAAGCATGTGAGGAAGATCGCGAAGGAAATGGCCCAGGCGATGCCATCGACGCCGACCGCTGAGCAGGAGGCCGCGTGATGTTTGATGCGCATCCGCTCGACGTGGTGCTTACCGACGGCAACGAGATCGTCTGTGGAAGCTGGAGCCGCGGCTGGACCATGCCCGAACCCATCACGCTGAGTGATTGGGCAGACCGCTACCGCAAGCTGCCGAAGGAAGGCTCCAGCGAAGCCGGCGACTGGTACACCAGCCGCATGCCGTTCCTGCGCGAGATCATGGATTGCTTGCATCGCGAATCCAGAGTGCGCGAAATCACTCTCAAGAAATCCACGCAGGTCGGCGGTACCGAGGTTGGCATCAACTGGCTCGGCTACATCATCGAGCACGCGCCGGCACCGGTCATGTACGTGTTACCCACCATCGACATCGCGCGCAAGTTCAGCGAGCAACGCCTTACTCCAGCTATCAACCTCATGCCGGTGTTGCAGGAGCGCATTCCGCCCGCACGCAGTCGCGATGGTGGCAATACCACGCTGATGAAGCGGTTCCCCGGCGGTGTGCTGGTGCTGAGCGGAGCCAATAGCTCGGCGTCACTGGCTTCAATGCCGATGATGTATCTGATACTCGATGAGCTGTCGAAATACCCGACCAATCTGGATGACCAAGGCGGCGCCGAACAGCAAGCCCTGGCCCGTACATCGTCATTTACCCGCCGGAAAATCCTGCGCATCAGCTCATGCACCATCAAAGATGCGTGCGCCATCAGCACGGCCTTCGATGCGGGCGATCAGAGCTATCTGTATTTGCCATGCCCGCATTGCGCGCACAAGCAAGTGCTGGTGATCGACCAGCTCACCGACGATGGCCAGTTCGTGTGTATCCATTGCGGCAAGCTCGTCGAGGAGCATCACAAAACCCGCATGCTGGAAGCGGGCGAATGGATCGCAAAGCACCCCGAGCGCAGTCACTTCCATCGCAGCTTCGCGATCTGGTCAGCTTTTGCTGCTGTCGGCCTGGGCTATACCTGGCGCGAAATTGCGGCCATGCGCGTGGAGACTCGGAAAGATCCCGCGAAAGAGGTGGTCTTCGTCAACACCATTCTCGGCGAAGCCTACGAAGGTGCCAGCCAGAAGGTCGAGGCCAATGACGTGCAGCAACGCGCGGCGAAGTGGTTGCGCCGCACTGTGCCACGTGGCGGCTTTATCCTTACGGCCGGCGTCGATGTGCAGGTCAATCGCTTCGCCGTGATCGTCATTGCGTGGGGTCGCAATGAGCAGGCGTTCGTGGTCGATTATGTCGAGCTACCCGCCGATCCGACGCGCAAGGAAGATTGGGACATCCTATGGGACTTCCTTGCTGAGCCTGTGACCAACGCGGCCGGCATCACCCTGCACATCAGCGCTGTCGCCGTCGACTCGGGCAACTGGACGCAGGAGGTCTACAACGCCGTGCGCCCTAGGCAGTCGCAGGGTGTCATGGCCATCAAGGGCAGCAAGGATGCCGCGCGTCCCATCATCGGCCGCGCCAGCAAGCAGGAGGTCGACAAGAGCGGACGCATTCAGCGCAGGGGCGTCAATCTGTGGATCATCGGTGTCAATTCGGCCAAGACCACGCTCATGCAGCGGTTGCTTGGTGATACCGATCGCGAGGAAGAAAATCGCCTGATTCATTTTCCAGCCGATCTGCCCGATGACTTCTACACCATGCTCACGGCCGAACGTTTCGACTTAACCGCCAAGCGTTGGCTCAAGAAACAAGGAGCCCGCAATGAAGCGCTGGATACGTTCGTCTATGCCTACGCAGCAGCGCTCAGCCCGAGTGTGCGCATCCACGTCAAACGCGAGGCGGACTGGGCCGCGCTGGAGGCCAAGCTGGAACCGCCTACTGATGACCTGTTCACTGCACCTGTGGGGCGCGAAGAAAAAAAGGGGCCTGATAAGGGACTGCAAATAGACGTCCAGACGTCCGCAGTTCCACGTGAAACGGCTGACCGATCAGCATCTTCACCAGCGCCACGCACTAATAACCCCTTTGCATCTTCCGACTGGTTGGACCGCCGATGAATGAGCAGATCAATGTTGCCGAAGCGCTGCAAGATGAGCTGGCTGCCGCCCTGCAGGAATCGCTAGGCCTGGGATTCGATGAGGCCAGCCGGTACGCAGCACCGGTGGTGCGGTACCTGCAGCAGCAGTACGGCGGCGACGAGCTATACATTCCGCAGCCCTACATGCGTCGAAACGTTGACGACATCCTCGCCGCGCGGAAGGCCGGCCAGCCGATCAAGAAAATACTGAAGGATTTCGCTATCAGCAGGCGAACCTACTATCGCCTGCTCAGTCAGTTGTGATTGCGGCGAATCGACTACTAGGATGCGGCAGCAACTTGCGGATTGGCACGATTGAAGATCAAGGCGCTTTCATTGGCCCTATTTAAAGGTGCGCTTGAGCATTTTTGATATTTGTTCTTTAGCGTAGTCAACAGCAGAGGCCCTCCCTTCTTCGGCCGCTACCTGAATCACAGAGTCATAATCGTTTAGCTCGCCACACTCTTGGCACTTGAGCAGATCGCCTGATTCGTATGTGTTCTCGGTATCGCCTTTTAAGTCACAGCCGCAGAACAAGCACTTCAGTGTGATATGGAATTCTTTGTTTTCCATCACCTGACTCCCAAGAAACTGAAAACAAACGTGGCTAAGGCAACGAGAAAACCGAGAAGAACAAACCATCCCTTGTGGTCTTCAATGTAGTCGGACACTTTCTTGGGCTTTGTGCGTGAATCTTTTATCTCTACAGCTCTTGCTCTTGATCGTGCTGCTCCCACTCCTTTGGATGTAGCACCGAGGTATCTGTATTTTTCGCCTATTGATTTATGGGAGACCCACTCATTCGCGATGCACCTGTCAACTGCTTTTTCTAGGTCACTTATAGAGTAGTCGGTCCCATGTTTTGCATTGATTTCATCTGCGAGCTTTTGGTCAACATCGAACCTAACCAAGCTCGCGGTTAGACCCTGGGCTTCCATGTAATCAATCACGTTACCTAGGATTTTGAATTCCGGCACAGTCATCCCCTAACTACCTAGCTACCTACGTAACTGATCTTTTGCACGCTAGTGGAGTGTGCCACCTTTCCGGTAAACATGGCACGCGATGCCCGCGATGCTTGCGAGCATGTCCACAGCTTCCGACATGCTTGCCAGTTACCTCGCCGCCGAGTCGGCGATCCTTCGCGGCCAAAAATACCGCTGGGGCGATCGCGAGCTAACCCGTGCCGACCTGGCCATGGTGCAAGCCGGACGCCGCGAGTGGGAGCGCAAGGCTGCTGCTGAGTCACGCGGTGGTGGACGGGCCAGCGTCTCGCTGGCCAACCTTTCCGGCATGCCCATGGCGCCCGAGGGCGGCGAGGGCGATTGCCCGTGGCGCGGCCGATGAGCGCGGCGACGAAACCCGCCCTCATCGAGCGCGCTATTTTCGCGCTGTCGCCGTCGTGGGCGGCGAATCGCGCGCAGAACCGTCTTCGCGCTCAGGCGTATGGCAACGCGTACGACGCGGTGAACCACTCGCGCCTGCGCAAGCGGCAGCGCGATTTCGGCAGCGGTAACAACGTCGCCGGTCTCGCGCATCGCGAGCTGCGCAACATGACGCGCAACCTCGATCGCAACCATGACCTGAGCCGCGGCATTCTCAACACGCTGGTACGCAACGTCGTCGGCCCCACCGGCATCGGCGTGCAGCCGCAGCCGCGTGATGCCGAGGGCAACGTGCTGACGGATCTGGCCAAGCAGCTAGATGAGTTGTGGCAACAGCACAGCCTGCAGCCGGAAGTCACCGGCGAATTGAACCGCGCCCGTGCCGAGCAACTGATCGCGCGCACGTGGTTTCGCGATGGTGAGGCCCTGTGGCAATACCTTGAGGGCACGGTGCCCAAGCTCAGTCATGGCACCATCGTGCCGTTCTCGCTGGAGCTGCTGGAGCCGGACCTACTGCCGATCGACTACAACGATCCGCTGCAAAACATTAGTCAGGGCATCGAAATTGATGCATGGGGCAAGCCGCAGGGCTACTGGTTTTACAAGCAGCATCCTGGCGATCCGTTCGTGGCCATGCCCACGCTCAAGCGTCTGGCTAGCGATCGCGTCGGCCACATCAAGCTGGTGGACCGCATCGGCCAGCGCCGTGGCGTCAGCATGTTCGCTAGCGTGCTGGCTCGCCTTGATGACCTGAAAGAC